GCACCTTTGCAAGGTTGGAAAACCAAGCATGAAAAATGGCAAGATACTGTACCGTTCGTATTGAATAGCCGAGGTGATTTAGTAGTAGGTAATATTAAGCAAAGTAAATTATTTCACTATGTAGAAAAAGATTTTATTAACAGTAAGATCTTAACACAGTTAGAGATGTTAACATGAATAGATATCTAGTCTACTACGATAGAAACACTGGTAAGATACTACTACTAACTCCGGAAGAATCTGTTGAATTTAGTGAGTACATAGAAATCGATGAAGACACGTATTGCAAACTAGCATCGAGACAAGAGCCCATTGAAGAATATAGAGTAGGACATGTTAAAACTGACGATGGAAAAATAGTGTTATCTTTATTGCGTCGAACTCAACCTACTTACATATTTAAAAATACATTGTTTGAATGGATATTGAATGCACCTGTGCCTGATACTGAACTGGTAGTTAAATGGAATGGGGTTACTTCTCACTGGGAATTTTCTCTATCATCTGCTGCCAAAAAACGAGTTAGGCATTCATTGGGCGACAACTCACTTGTATTTTTTGTTATTCTAGAGCATGACTTTGATTTTTTAATTAGGACTATATTTGTAGATCCAAATGCGTTGCTAGCAGAAGAACGGGTGTGCATTCCGTTTGAAGAAGATCTCGAAAACAAAATTAATAAAATATCTATAGCAACTAGGTTAACATTTCAATCTTACGGATTAACTATACATGAATAAAATTAAAATTATTGAGCAAGATATTATCTTTTTAAGTTACGATGAGCCTAACGCAGAAAAGAATTATGCAGACTTGTGTAGCAAAGTGCCTTGGGCTAAACGTGTACACGGAGTCAAAGGTAGTGATGCCGCACACAAAGCCTGCGCCGCTTTAAGCGAAACAGAGTACTTTGTTACAGTAGATGCAGACAACATTGTAGATCCAAAGTTCCTTGAAGTTGAGATTAACTTAGACGAATTAGAATTAACACCTGAACATGTGTTTAGTTGGTGCGGCCGTGTACATGTAAACGGGCTTATGTACGGCAACGGGGGCTTAAAGTTATGGACACGCAAGTTTGTAAACAATATGCGTACACACGAAAACTCAGATCCTACTGATGCTAAGGGACTTGTAGAATTTTGTTTTGATGACAAATATTACCAGTTTAACGAAAACTATAGCGAGAGCTTTACTAACGCAACTCCTTTTCAAGCATGGCGAGCAGGCTTCCGTGAAGGTGTAAAGATGAGTTTAGACCAGGGTGCAAAAGTAGATGATGTTAAACGTGTATGGTGGCAAAATTATCATAGACTTTTGATTTGGTGCAATGTTGGTGCTGATGTTGATAACGGTCTTTGGAGTATCTATGGTGCAAGAGAAGGTGCATACTTGACCAATTGCACTGATTGGGACTATGCTAATGTTCGTGACTTCGAATGGTTAACCGCCCAGTGGGAAGAAAAATATAGTAAAATCACAGACGAACACTTGCCTTATGAAATTAGAAAACTAGGTAACACACTTAGTCATGAATGTGGCTTAGAATTAACTAGCCCATCTGCTGAAGATAGCAAGTTCTTTAAAACTGTTTATAATAATACTCCTAGAGTTATTCGTAAAAAATAATGTACGATATTATTTTTATTGCTAAAGCAAAAGATGCATCATTTGATTCTTTAAAAGAAAAGTATCCTCTTGCAAAATATGCAGCCACGCTAGACGACGCTAAACGTAAAAGCTCTACAAAGTTTTTCTGGGCCATCTGGCCTGGATTAGTTTTGTGTGATAGTTTTAAATTTGATTATCAAGTACCTGAATGGGATAAAGACTATATTCATATTTTTAAAAACGGCGAGCATTATGATGGTATATGTATATTTTCTAAGACACATAATGTAAGTGTTAGGGAAATAACGCACAGATTTTTCATACATAAAAAAGAAATAGACATAGTTGCAAGCCACCCGTTGCAATACGAAATTTTCAATCTTTCTAGTTACGAAGATTACTTAAATGCAGTTGAAACATCTTCTACAGATATGTTTTGGGCGGTATGGGGCGATGTAATTGTTAATCCAGAGTTTAAGTTTGATCATTATATTCCTTATTATGATTCCTTCCATAGGAATATTACACATGTTTTTCGTAACAACGAATATTATGACGGTATATGTTTGTTTTCTAAAAGCACTACAGTATCGAGCAAAGAATTTAATCATAGATTCTTTATACATAAAAAAGAAATGGATGTACAAGCCAGCTCCCCGAAGCCGTACGACATTGTGTTTATTAGCTATCAAGAACCAAATGCAGAAGATAATTGGAATAAATTAAAAGATGCATACCCTAGGGCAATGCGTGTTCACGGAGTTAAAGGAATACATCAGGCTCACATTGAAGCAGCTAAGTTAGCATCGACTGACATGTTTTGGGTAGTTGACGGCGATGCTGTGATAGAAGAATCGTTTAAGTTTGAGTTTGAGTATATACCGTTTTACAACTTGCAATCTAGAAAAGTATTACACAACATTGTTCATGTGTGGAAAAGTAGAAACCCTATAAACAATCTAACGTATGGTTATGGTGGCATAAAGTTGTTACCTAGATTACTTACACTTAATATGGATGTAACTAATCCTGACATGACAACTAGTATATCTACAGATTTTAAACCGATGCCAGCAGTATCTAATATTACTGCATTTAATACTGATCCATTTAACACCTGGAAAAGCGCATTTAGAGAGTGTGTTAAGTTAGCGTCAAGAACTATTTCAGGACAAGTAGACACTGAAACAGAAGAACGATTAACTGCTTGGTGTACGTTAAATGTAGATGCTGAGTATGGCAATTATGCCTATTTAGGCGCACTCGCCGGCAGGAAGTACGGCCAAGAGAATGCCTCCAATAAGGAGGCATTGAGTAAGATAAATGATTTTACTTGGTTACAAGATCAGATGTCATTGGAAAAATTTCAGCAATAGCCTTTGCACATGCAACTGCTACTTCCTGATGTTCCTTCTGTGTACCGTTAGCACTACGTAATTCAATAAAATGAATCCAACTACGCAATGTGCCATTCATATATAAACGACTTACTGTAAGACCTTCTGGCAATACTGCACGAGCTTGTTCTTTGGCAATGCCATTCTTAATAGCCCATGAGTACTCTTGCTTTACCACATGCAGGACACGCTTTTGAGCACGTTCCCATTCGATAGCAAGCATCTTGTCATCTGTCTCTACACTATTTTGTCTATTCTTGAGGTCCTGGAGTCTTGCCTCTCGTAGAGTAAACGCATCATCAAGCTCTGCCGTTGGGTCAGCATAACGTTGGGAAAACTCTTGAAAGGAGAAGCTTCTATGTCTAAGAATTTGTCTAGCAATGTCTCTTGTTGTGACAATTTCCATGCAAGCTGAGACCATCTCAAGAGGGCTCCAGTGCTGGTGCTTGATAAGATATCGTATGAGTTTATCACTTGTTTCGGTATTGAATTGGTTAGCTGGGTTTGACACTCGAGCGCAATAGGCAACAAGTTCTTGTGCATCGTCGATACCTTGTTTTGCAAATTCATCTGTAGGTTGTGAATAGGATACAAGTTTGACATTCATAGTTTTTTCTTTTTTAGAAATTTTTGAGTAGTTTTAATGACGTCGGTCTTGACTCGTTCAGAGTCAAGTTTGAAGTCTATAGTAACTATCTGAGCTTCGTAGTGCTTACAAAGATCAGATAGATTTTTTTCGAATATATCCCAACCTTCCTTTTTTGTCTGGTTAGTAATTCTAATTTCCCAACACTTGCCGTCTTTAAAATTGACGAGAACTGAACGGAGATATTTTAGAGGTAATACATTAAGTTCTACCTCGCCGAATACTTCAGGCCAATGATCAACGACTTCTTGGGAAAGAATTTTTCCTCTTAAAGTCATTTAGCCTTTTTGGTAGGAACCAACTCCTCAGCTTTGCGTCTCATTGCCGCGGCTTCTTTAGCTAGCTTATCTGCTTGTGAGCGATAGAACTTTGCTTCTGCTTCTGGACTATCAAACGATGCAGGAGTTTCAGCTACTACATTAGCAGTAACATCTTCTTCGCTAGAGGAAACAGTTTTAGCATATGGGTTGTCATCTGCTTTAGCTTCGTCGTTTCTTAACTGTTTCTCAACAGGTTTATTTGCCTCGCTGGATTTAATTGACAAGTCGTCAACGGGCACTCCGCGTTGTTCAGCAATGATCTGATTAAGTTCAGAAAGCAAAATTCCAACACTAGTGGTAGGAGTCATTTCTACTGAGCTAGTAGGTGCTTTAATTAAACGGCTGTTGGCATGTAAATTGCTTAACATGTTAGAGCCATCTGGGAATGTGCTTCTAGCTAATACTTCTGCAAATTCGTAAGAAGATTGCCCAGCTGGACTTTCTACTAAGTTAATAATTGCATCGTGATAGCTATCTGGTAGG